CCATCCTAATAGCTTTTCACGGATATTAGAAACCTTTAATGTAACAGCTTTTGGTTTAGTTTGTTTAAACCACGTATAAATTAAATAACTACAGCAACCATCAAGATCTAAGTCGGTAAAGATTATTTCGTCTTTATTTATCATTTGCTTCTTTTTCTGTTAAAATATTACCATAATGAGGCCACCCATACACTTCTGGATCTTCTCCTAAATATCGCCAGCGTATTACGTTAGTATCAGGATTGCGTTCATATATCTTAGGTCGTGTTGACTTGTTATTGATAACTTTGGATGTTGTCATAATATGCTTTGTAGGTATTTACATCATTCTTCCGAATTGTACAGCATCATTTTCCGCTGTATTTACATCTTCATTAACATTTAAATCGTTATTCTCCGTGAGAGTAAGAGTATTATAATCTATAGAGACTCGAGTACTACCTGTATTAGAACCAAATCGGTTTTTAATAATACCTATATGAAGCGCATCGTCTTCTTCATCTTCTTCTGTTCTCCAAATACTTACTATAACATCTGCAGTCGCACCTAATCCGTAACTTTCTCCAATCGCCTCTAATCCAGGGCCACCTGCATTATTACCTGTTCCGTATCCTGTTCTATTTACTTGTGTAGCGGATATAATTGGACAGTCAAAAGTATATGACATTGCTCTTATTTGTTCAGATATACTCTTTATTCGTTCATAAGAATTATTACCATACGTACTTGCTAAAAGATTTAAATAATCGAGTACTATAATATCAGGTTTAAATTTCTTATTAATTAGTTTTTTAATAAACCCTTCAAGCTGAATAGGTGTAATAGAGCTTGGAGCGAATTCTTTAATTATCATATTTGCTCTAGGATGGGTTATTTTAAATTTACCTACCTTTTCTCTTAAGTCTTCTACGTGATCATCTAAATGATTTACAGGTAATCCAGTAAGTTTAGATGTGATCCTTTTACAATAAATCATTTCTGACATTTCAAGAGAAACAACTAAAACATTTTTATCTTGGGCCGCAGCATTGCTTGCTATGTTACTTAAAAATATAGACTTGCCAACATTAGTAGGCCCAGCAAAAATATACATACTACGGCCCTGTTCTAGGAAACCACCTCCTAGTCTTGCATCAAGCCAATCCCACCCGGTTTTAATCTTTTCTTCGCGTGTTGTTAGATCAGTAATATGTTGTTCTACATCTTTAAAATAATTATGACCTACATTTGTTGTAATAGAAATATTACATGCTTTTGAGAATTTATCGTAAATACTTTTTACATCTCTTTCTTTATTATCAACGATTTCTAGGAATGTATTAAATACAGCTTGTTCTTGTAAGAATTTCTCTGTATAAGAAAGTAATATATCGTTAGATAATTCTATTTTTAAAACATCAGTAATTTTCTTACTTGCTTGATAGTGTTGTTTGAGTTGAGATGTATTTAAATATAATTGTAATTCAGTGAGAGTTGGACGTCTATTATTTTTTCGATAAAGAGCTTGTATTATTTTAATTATTTGTTGAAAATCTTTATTTTTAAAAAATTTATAATTAAGATTATCAATAATAGAATTTAGATAAACTTCGTCTTCAAGACAATTCTTAAAAACTACCTGTTCTAAATATTCTAAATCTATATCTAAGTAATTACTTTCGTTTGTTAGCATGTTCTAACAGAGCATTATAGAAGTAGTCTTCTGATTTGCTATATTCTTCTGTGTGGTTGAGTAACCCGGGTGATTCATGAATAATGTGAATAGGAGCTGTAGTTAAGCGCAAACCAGCTAAATGACAATCTAAGGAAAATTTTAAATCATAATAATGGAATCCTTTAAGATTAGTATCAAATTTTATTTTCTTCTCAGAAATTGATTTTGTTCGAACTGCAAAAAACACGCCATCTAATAATATTACTTCTTTAGGTGTTTGTCCGAAGATTGTAGGAGCATAATCCGTATTATGATAATAATGTGACACTATCCCAGACATAGTGTCCGGCTTACATAATAAATGCCATAAACAAGGTTTTTGAACTTGTAACTTACTTCCTCCAGCGACGCCGATAACATCAAATCCTCGCTTAAACGAATTACGAATTTCTACTAAGAAATTTATGCTATCAATAAATACATCATCATGTACAAAAAGAATACAGTCATATTTTTTAAAATTTTCTGGGGTAAGATAATTATTATAAACGGCGCATAGTCCACTAGTATTTTGATATGTAGGCTTTAAGTCGAACGTAGTTATAGTGTTTTCTTCGTGATGAGTTAAGCTTTTATATAATTTAGTTGTTTTAAAGCTAGCCTCAGTAGTTTCAGTAGCGACTGCTATTAGAGTTTTCATATAAAAAACGGAGAATTTAATTCAAACTTTTGTGTTTGGAAGAATCTATTTTTACTGAAATTAAATTCATATATTACTCCTTCTTCTGCTAATTCCCATCCGGGTAATTGAATAGAACTAAAAGAATTATCATCAGTAAATAATGTTGATCCTGATCTAAAAATTTGTAATCTGCCCATGTTTGGCTCATACATCCAACATCCAAATGTACCTTCAAGTTCTGATAATGCGTTTTTAATACCAGACATATATATCAACGGTAATATTACGCTACTATCAACCTTATTTGTTTTACCTTTAAGTTCATATTTTTCTTGTAATTCATTAAAATTTTGTAATACTCCGTTGTGCGCTAAATATGTATTTTTATACATAAACGGGTGAGAAGTATCAGCATTGAATGTTCTAATTTCTGATGTAGGAGATTGTACATGTCCTAGATAATATATACAAAAAGGATTTTCTTCTATGTGTTTATCAAAATCTTGTTCGTATTTTGTTGCTACTCGGATGTCGTCTTTCATCCCACCCGGGAACAACATTGTTACACTACGTACAAAGTTACCTCTTTCAGAGTTTTTTGTATATAACTCTCTAAAAGTTTTAATATTAGTTGAGCCGAAAATTCCACACATATCACTTTAATTGTATGAACTTTGTATCACTTAGGCAACTTAAATCTTTGCAACCTGCATATGAAATAGAGCTTTTAAGAGCTTTTTCAATCTCTTTTAATCTAATATTATATTCCGGTGCTAAGTCTATTTCTATTTGTTTACCTTCAACAAAATTTAATTTATTTCTTTTTTGAGTATATGATGTACTACCATAATATTGTTTATGCCCGTTAATATGTTTTGCTGGTGAGTCAATACAACCTGCAAAAAAAGATCCAGCCATTACGCAATCTGCTCCAGCAACTAAAGCCTTTGCAATATCTCCAAATTCTTTACACCCACCGTCTGCCATTATTTTAGCTTTTGTTTTGTGAGAGCTAATTTTTAATAATGTTGAAAACATAGGTGTACCAAAACCGGTTTTATACCGAGTAGTACAAATAACTCCCGATCCAATTCCTACTTTAATAACATCCGCGCCTGCGTCTTCTAAAAATTGAAACCCATCGTATGTTCCGACGTTACCAGCAATAACTATTGAATCAGGGAAATGTTTTTTAACAAACCTAACCATATTACCGACTTTTAAATGATGCCCATGAGCTACGTCAATTGTAATAATATCAATTCTATATTTATTAAGTATAATAGCTTCCAATTGGTCATAAGACTCTCGGTTTACTCCTATACTAACGCTTACACAATTACAATTAAGGTCGTTAAGATTTTGTACTGTTTCAAATACATTATCAAACCGATGCATAATATAAAAATAATTATTATCATCTAATTGCTTGCATAGTTCGATATCTATTACAGTTTTCATATTAGACGGAACTACTGGTAAGTTAAATGAAAACTTCCCTAACTTAAAAGATGTGGCAGCAGCGTTTCGAGTATCTAATTGACTGTATTTTGGTACTAATAGAATATCAGAATATTCTAGTTCACCATGGAATGTCTGTTCGTTCATATTCAATTGGGTCTTTTAATTTATTATCTAAAAATCCTTGTATACGAGAACTACATGCAGTACAATAACCACAAGCTTTGTCTTCGCCTTCGTAACACGTCCAAGTTTCTTCGAATCTTACACCGTTATCTAGTCCGAGACTAATAATTTCCTTTTTGGATAGATTAATTAATGGTGCTTCTATTTTAATTCTATTTTTACGGTTTAAAGCAGTTAACTGATTAATTTGTTTTAAAAATTCTGCACTACCGTCCCAATAACCTGCTTGACTGTCTACGAGAGCGGATCCATGATAAACTATTTCAGCTCCAACTGCTTCGGCATACGAACAGGCAATAGACAACATCATCATATTTCTAAAAGGTACATAATTAACAGTTTGCGCATCCCCTAAAACGTCTTTTGCGTGAGCAACTGGAATATTATTATTTGTAATAGATGAAGATGTTACAATATTTTTAAAAAAACTAAGATCGACTCTATTATGATGTTCTATATTATCATAGCAATCAATTTGCGATTCAGCGTATAATAATTCTTTTTTATGTTTTTGACCATAATCATAGCTTATTGTATATATTTCAGAAGATGCCTGTGCTACTATGCTTAGTATTACGGAACTATCTAAACCACCTGAAATGGGTACAACAGCTTTACTCATCTTCTTGTTCTAATATAGCGGAGTCGCCTAATGATTTACCATATCGGTATTGCTCACTTATAGAAGATTCTATCTTAGGTAATATATTATTCCACACTTCCTCGTCTTTGCGCCAATTTTTATAGTATCCTAATTTTTTATCTCCCATGCTATATGTAGCACCATTTTGTTGTATAACTCCATGAGCCACCGCGACCTCCTTTAATCCAGAATATTTATCTAAACCTGTTTTAAAGTTTAAATATGCTTCTGCTTGTAGAAATGCAGGGATAAATCTATTTTTTACTGTAAGCATTCGAAGAGTAACTCCCGAATAGTTTCTGCTTTCAGTCAACGCTTCATCGTTATCGTTTGCTGCGTCTGTTCTTTCTTTTTTAGCAGCCATTTGGACTAATAGAGAAGCCATGTACATAGGACCAGATCCTCCAGCTTGTTGCTTGACTAAGGTAGGATGGAGTGCACCAGGGTCAGCATATGTATGATTACTACATATAATAGTTGTACCAGTTACGGCAGCCTTATATGTAATAATACGCATCATGGATTTAAGCTGTTTAGCTCTGAGCCCCATGTCCATGGCTCCTTTATTAGCCTCGGCATCAGCAATTTCTTTTGAGGATGCTAAATTTCCAAGAGAATCAATTGATATAATAAATTTTCCGTGAAGTTCTGGTTCCTCTTCAACTCCGTCTAAGAATGCCATAATTTGATTACGACAATGTTCAACAGTATCAACAGGAACATATTTTACATTTGAAACATCTAGGCCTACATTTTCAGCTCCTTCTTTTTCAATTGCGACTTCAGTATCAAATATTACTGGGACCATTCCGGTTTTTTGAGCCTTGGCAAGAATCTTATTTAAAATAAAAGTTTTACCACATTGAGCTTCACCAGCAAAAATTGTTATTCTACCTTTAGGAACACCTCCATATAGGGATCCAGATAAAATAGAATTTAATACTAAGCAACCAGTATCAATCCACTCAGTTACATTACTAAGTGTATTCTCTTCAAGAGTAGTCGCATTTTTATTAAGCTTTTGTAATTTAGCAAAAGCCTTGTCGACAAGATTTACCATACTATTATTCGAATAATGTTACTTCAGGTACGTTTTCTTCAGATAAAGCTACTGCGGGGGGCTCTGTGTTCGGCTCTTGTTTAACATTAATTTTAGCATTATAATGTATTAATATTTTATCTGAAATATTGACTTCTACTTCTGTATATTGAGAATTAGCATATTTAAATACAGGAGCTTCGCCGCTAGAAAATTCAGTAAAAAATAATGGCATGACATCGACTTTCATGTTTGCAGCATCATTCGGTGTTACCATGATCATTGCCGGTGCTTTAACTCTTAAAAATGAATCTGTTCGTTCTACTACTTCCCCGAAACAAGTCCTACCTATACTATCAACGTATGTAATGATATCCATGTAATTATTATATTATAAAGTTTTTAATTTGCAACAGGTGTTTTAAAGAAATCAAATAAGTCTGTATTAACAGCTTGTCCTGGTCGAAATGACTTCCAATTTACATTATCATAAAACCTATCAATAACACTATATACAATTTTTTCAAACATTTTTTCGTAGTCTATTTTAAAGTCTTGTTCGAATTCTGAAGGTATATCATATTTAAACCCTAGCGAATTTAAACCAAATTTGTTAGGAGCTACTGTATAAAAATATCTTATTTTATCACCAGAACTAATATATTCATGCTTTTTAGAAATATCATAATAATCTAGAAGCTTGTTGTAATATATAGAGGACTTAACATGAATTGGTGTTCCTTTTTTGACTACCCAGCCTTTAGTATGTACGCTGTATTTTTCATATTCTTTAACACCCATTACAAATGCAATATCTTTTATAGATAATGACTTAAAAATTTCATATGTCTCTTCGAAGATTTCATTTGTAGTATTTTGATTCTCAGTCATAATCATATGCTCAATAATCTTTTTCACATATGGTTTAATCGCATTAGGCATAGTGGTTCGAACCACTTCTACACCGGTATATTTGAACTTATTACATACTACTCCTTCATCGTCTAATTTGTGTAACACATATCGTTTCTTTTGTAAGAATACCCCTCTATCACAAATAGACTCTCTTTTAAATTCAAATCTAGGATCATTAGTTAAGAGGGTTTCCCGTGCCCATTTTTCAATATGTACGTTTAAATCGTCTTCTATATCTTGAACAAGAGTATATACCTTTTCGTTAATATTATTATTTTCATGCAACGGAATACCCATATGTTCTAATAACGGAGTAATTGTACAGTATGAGCTATCTGTGTCATTATACAGGATTGGATCGGATTTTTCGATATCTTTATCAGTTAAATTAGTTTTTCTCTTAATATAATTTCTTAGAATAATATTGCTTTGTTTTATGACATCGCGTCCAGTTAATGTAATTGATCGTGCGATATCACCATCCGCCATGGCAGAGTTTTTATTACCAAAATACCCGTAAATACGGTTAATAAGAATTTTTAAAGTGAATTGCCAGATCCAAAGCTGATCAATCTTTAATTGTGTTTCTGCAATTTGTTTATGTAATTTAATTTTGTTTTCTTTATTTGTTTCTTTTTTTAGTTTGAGAGATAATTGATGTTTTTCTTCACGTGCTTCGTTCCAACCCTGTTTTTTACCTTTTCTTATATCGTAAAAGTGATCTGTTATGCGAGGGAAGATTCCTTTAGTTTTTTGTGAAAAAAGTTTTTTTGCTCTTGTAACTGCTATTTCGTTTTTAGTGCACCACTTGTTAAAATCCCCATAAGACATCTCAATATCTTTGTTATTAACAGTTTTAATATACACTTTGTTGTTATCAGTTCCGACTATACTACCAACCTTAGTCTCTGGGCTTAAATTCAAAGCTATCATAGTGCTAGGGTATAGAGAGTTCGCATCAAATGATATAATATTCTTCTGGAAACCACGTTTTGGCTCACTTACATATGCACCTTCATACTTACCGGAACCGTCGTCGGTTTTTATAAAGGTTGGGATCACTCGTGGTGGGTCTGATTTTCTTGCCTCCACAATAGCTCTACCGTTTACTGTACTAATAGTACCTAGAGCTGCGTTAAACGGGGTTAAACCTACGTATGATAGCATTCTTGCTAAGTCCATGTACATAAGCTTGGCTTCTAGTTTTACCAGTAACCGTACATCATGAATATTGTAATCAACGAACTTGTCCCAATCATTAATAGACAGTGCCGCAAGGTTAGTTTCTCCTATATCTACCTTGTTCTCTCCTAGTTCTATGTGAGCTATGTTATCTAGCTTATAACTGTCTTTC